GATTTATTACTGCAATGTAGTATTTATCCTTTGACACTTTGAATGTAGTTGAACGCTTGAAAAAGTAGTTGTATTTGTCTTACGTCTGATTTGATGAAGTTAGAATTCATCTCTATGACTACTCCTTTATGTTGGTATATGTATTCCTTTACTGTAGCAATCATTAAGTCGAAATTCATTTCTTTTTAGTTCGTGTTTTTTTAGGAACGGGAGTTTCTTCAATCACTTCTTCTTCAACAATCTCTTCAACCTCATCAGCTTCAAAAATATGTTTCAATCCGTTTTTAAAATACCATTCATATTGCTTCGGTAGTATCTTGTCGATTAATACACTTTGATTTCCTAAAACACTATTATAAATGATAACAGTCTTTCCTTTAAACTCCTCTTTTATCTTCATTTTTCTCATATTCGTTTGTGATTAAAAACATTAAATAGCTAAAAATAGTCGCAGCTATAAACTTATTCTGATACTCGTGGCTATTCCAAATCATTACGCTCATTCCAATTGCTAGAATAAATGTACTTAACGCTATCCATCTACTCATAATGGTCTTTTTTTAGTTCGTGTTTTAATTGTCGAAGGTCATTCTTCATTTCAGTAATCATTGCATGGGCAGTAAATACTGAAATATTGAAATGTTCTGCTATGCTCCTGGTAGTATTATATCCTTTATCGTGATAAGTCTCAAAAAAGATTAACTTGATTCTATCGTCTACCGTATTACGGTAAATTTCAATGACTGATTTCTGCTCCTGGTAGTTCAACTCAAAAAGAATCTTGTCTTTTATTTCGTCTTCAGCCTCTTCGATTGGGAATTCATTCTCTACGCTATTGACTATCTCTATTTTGCTTTCAGTATCTCGGAATAGTAACTCGCATTTAATGAAATGAAATAGAAAATCTTTAACGTTTCCGTATTTAAACTTTGATTCGTTTTTTAGGCAGTTAAGATAAGCGTTTGAAATTACGGTGTCGGCTTCAATTCGTAGGTTGATACGATTCAATAGGTACATCGTGTACTTCTTTACATCAATGTAGTTTGTTTGTAGGTATTTATCTAGTGAGTCCTTCATACCAAATAAAAAAGTCCTTAATAAATATCTTTCTTCTTACCATTGAGCAGAAACAATCCTTGCTTTTGATTCCGTTTACTCGGGCATAAATAGCATCTAATTTTTTACACGTCAATTTTGCAGTTTGAATAGTGGAATCTGACAACTTGATTGATTCGATATAGTCTAGTTCAGCTTGTTCAAACATAACGAAAGAATGTAAGTTGATAAAGAAGTGATACAAGCAAAGGTAAAACTACCTGAGTAGATTAAACCACTCCAAAAGCCTATGCACTTAAAACAACCTAGACCAGAATAAACCCAATTTGTTAAAAAGTTAATCGGTAAATGGTCAAAAATCCAATCTATCACGAATTGAATCGGCTCGAATTCAACAAACCACCAAGCAAAAGCAATAATTATTAAATACTCCATGACGTTTTTTTTGTCAAATATATGATTAAATTCTAATCAATGCCTTTATAAAGTAAATTTATTATTAAAATGTAGATTAAATTTCTCATTCTTTCGTGTTTTTATAGGTTTCGTTGTAGTATAAGACATCCTTCTGAGTCAAGTTTTGGTCTTTCTCTAGTTTCTGCATATCCACAAGTATCTGCATAAGCACAATGCCACATTCCTGCTTTTCTACATCCTTCACAATAACCATAGTTTTCCATCTCAATCTCAACTTCAATTTTTTTTGGTTGATACAACTCTATTGCTTTTTTGAAGCCATTCCTAAATCCTCCAAACCATAAATGCTTGTCATTTTCAGTAAATACACCTAAATCCTTCCAAGTCTCATTAGCCAAATCTTCAACATCAACTAATCCAAATAGTGAGTCACAGTTTTGTTTGGATAGTACATAATTTTCAGGCAGATTATCTCCTGATAAGGAATACATTACTCCTTGTTTATCTGCTGTTTTAATTAGTTTCATCTTATTTATTTTTAAAGGTTTCATTATAATACTGTTCAGCTAATTTATCTCTAAAAATTGAAGTTGAACCGTATCCTTTTTTACAAGCCTCAATTATCTGCTCTCTCTCCATTTTCTCTGCTATATAAATTTGAGATTTAGTTATGAATTTTTGCTCATCTAATTTCTCAACCAACCATTCTACTGCTGTTTGTTTCATTCGGTTTCTTTTAAATATAACTCTATTACTCTAATGCTCTTCTCTAAATCGTCTCTAAACTGTCCTTTCTTGCGACATCTTACAATCCGTTTAATTACATCGAATTCATAAGCATTCAGTTCGTGTTGACTAGCGAATAGGTAAAGGCTTCCGTTCGTGTTATCATAGTGTAAATCTTTCATTCCTTTAGTTTTAGTTTGTATTTCAAAAGTAATTCTTTTAATTCATCTTTCGTAAATTTTCTTGTTTCATATGCTTTTTCACGCAAAACTATGAATTCGTCTTTTCCTATTTTTTTCTCCAGGTTGATTCCGTATTCGATTAGATTTCCATGCAAAAATGTATTACAATATTCACATTGAAGATGAACGTTGTTTTCGTCAAATCTTACGTTGGCATGCCCTCCCGAACTAAAATAATGACCAGCATTTTCTTTCTTGCATGGCTTGTTACATGATATACAATTCAATCCTTTGTCTCTTTTCCGAATCCAAGAATTAAACACTTGCTGCGTTAACTTCAAATAGTCTTGCAGCGTCAATAAATCTTCTTTTTGTTTAATCTTCTTCTCCTTTTTGATAGCAGATAGATTCTTCAATGCTTGTGCAGTTTTCAAACATACACCGCAACGATTGGTCTTTATGGTTGAATTAAACTTTTGCTTTGGCTCAAATTGTTCTTTACAAGTCTTGCAATATTTCATCTTTTTGTTGTTTATTTAATTCTTGCTTCAAATATAAAATTTCCAATCGTAAACTACTATTAATTCGCTCAAAAGTAGCATTATCATCTTCAAGCATTTTAAAGACTTTTAAAGCATCGTTGAGGTCATTTGCTTCTCTTTCTATTGCTTTTACTTTTTCCTCGCTTAAATTGGCTAATTTCATTCTAAAAAGCAATCTATTGATGCTTATCTTTATGTTTAGTCTTGCGATTAGTATATCAGTTGACTTCATTTATTCGTGTTTTAAAATGGTAAACTATCGTCAAAATTATTATTTTGCTCCAATGCTTTATAAAAATTCTGCACTTCTCCAGGTAGTGGATTGTATTTTTTTACCTCCCCTCTTTTTGCAGCGTAAATTTTATTATGAGTATTGGGTGCAGCAACATCAATGTCATAATACGTCAAAGTATTTAAATCAAAATGAATATCAATTTTACCTACACTACCAACTGAACGTGGTTTTATCTTATTAAAATGTATTTCAGCTTGATTATGCTCAACGTCAGCACGATGTACCGTAATCATACATTTACCACTATTAAACCATTCACTACCTCCTTTTAAATCGTAAGGACTTGGTGGATTCCTGACTCCGTTTATCTTTTCAGTCAGTTTAGGATGTATGATTGTGTGTAAATGTAAATTGTGTTGTTCAGCTATGTGATTTCTGTAAGGTAAAACTACTTCTAAATATGTTGCATAACCTCCGTATTTTTCATAATCATGACTCATATCTTTCCAGCTATCTATACTCGCAGTATGCAATTCTTCGGTTTGTTTAATACTTGCTGCTATATCCCAAAACTGCATCGGAGTCAATTTTGCTTTAACATCCGTTTTAGTCAATACTTTAAAATGTTCCGTTACCCATTTGATGTTATCTTCAATCTCAGCATCGGTAATTGAATTGACTTTTTTAGGGTCAAAACTCTTACTTGTCTTTTTATGAATGAAATCTGCAATTATTTCTACATTGTTACCAACATCGGGAAAATATATTAAATGCTTCCATCCGTAAAATAAAGAAGTATTCATAAGTAACTCCATTAATACTTGAGTTTTACCGCTCATAGGAAACCCAGTCCAATCAGTACAATTACCTAACTGCATTGAATAGTGTTTATCTATCTTGTCAAATCCTAAATAAACTCCTTTATCGTGATAGTTATCTCTATATTCCTTTAGTTGTTTAATAACATCTTTAGGCTCTGTTATTTTAAATCCTTCCATTATTGCCATGCTGCTTTAAATTTAACATTTGATTGT